CGCCAGTTGGAGACCCGATTACGATATTCCTTCTTATGATGATCTACTCGCTCGAGGCGATGATGGGTTATTCACGAAGGATATGTAATCAAAAATTGAGTAGTTCGATTACGCTGTTTACAAAATGCTACTGTCTGCCAGTGAGTAGCAGCAGCGCGAACTACCTCTTAACTACACGATCTCTATCGTAACTCAAATGAGTTGGCTAGTAGGGCCTATCACTAAGCTTTGGATGTACCGAATGACGTAATTTGTATATCCGAGAATTCATGCGTCATGAACAATGAATTAACAAACTCCGACACATCCGTTGTCGAAGAACAATTTGTATCTGAGCAACCAATGCCAGATGCAGGAACCTATGCCATTACATCCTCTAAGGATAATTTTGGTGTTCAAGATGATCAAACGATTAAAAAGTTCTTAGAAAGACCTTTGTTGATTGCATCTGTTAAGGCTGGGAGTTTTAATGTAGAAGTAGCCCCTTGGGACTCAATTCTACGAAACCCCTACGTAATAGACAAAATCCAACATTTTAGATTTATCAAAGGAACTTTAAATTTGCGTATTACTACTTCTTGTAATGCGTATACTTATGGTAAACTTTTAGTTTACAATGAGTATGGTCAGCATCTTGATGCCGATGTTGTCAGAGGATTTAATGCTGAACATCGAGTTTTAGATTTAGCTACTAAAGATAGTTGCACGTTTACCATTCCGTTATTTTGGAAGTATCCTTACTTACACACTAATCAATGGTATTCATATGAGTGGGAACGACCGTGTATCACTCATATAATCGATATTACTCAATTAAGACAAACTAATGCAGCTACTATTCCTGAAGTTGTAGTTAATGTTTACGCTTGGTTGACAGATGTCGAACTTGCAATTTCTGAGATAGTTGATTATACTGGTCAACCCAGTTCAATCATCACTACCAGTTCTAAAGCTAGACGATTTAAAGGGAAACAAGATCCTCGCAAACGAACTCCGTCATGTGAACGACCTAAGATCCCAACAATCAGCAAGCCATTATTACCTAAACGGACATATCCAGTACATTACTCTGAACCAGAGTCGGACATCCGTCCCGTCAGTACACCACTCAGACTCGGAGCAGCCGCTCTTAAGACTGGTGGAGATATTATCCAAAAAGGAACGACCATGGCACATTCTGCTCTTAATATTGCTGCTAGTATTGCTTCTG